CTGGGTAAGAATCGGATTCTACTCCACTATTGCAAAATAAAATCCCGTCTTCCATCTTCCCGCGAATATGGACACTGCAATATGAACCATCCCCCGAGTTTAGATTTCCTCGTTTTCGGCCTGCCCTGTAGGAAAAAGGAGCAAAAGGGGCGAAGGCATCCGTGCCTTCTATATCCATCCCCGGAAGCTTTTCAGAATCATTGAGTAAAAATACTTCTGCTAACATTCGATAGGAAGTAGTTCTCATATCTCCACTAGCAACACATGAACCTATTAATTGTTTCTTCCAAGGAAGAGGTTCACCAAATAACGCTGTGCTTAAATGAAGGAAACTGAACCCGTCATTAATTCCGTCAGCATCTTGTACTTTTTTTACGTCTTTAAGAAGATCGACGTTAAGTACTTGTCTAGGCATACAACGACTTACCAACTCAGGCAGATCGTTACCTAATTCTACAAAAGCTTTATGTTCTCGGTCAACCGTACCTAGCCAACCCTGCGGTCCTGCTAAAAATTCGCTCATTTCAAGCCCTTTACTATTTCTAGATAATAATCTTTAGCTTGCTGCCAAGATAACAAACGATCTTTAGAATCAGAGATGAGCAAATCTTTTAATTTTTTGGACGATTCTGAATCGGACCAATTTTTCTCTACGTAATCTCGTACTTGTTCTAGAGTACGAAAATTATATTTATTCATTTTTTCTACGGCAGAACTTAATACTAACGAAATTTCTTTTCGTTCTAGTTCTGTCATCGAACTTGAAACTTTAGCTACTCTTTTAGCTAAAGAATCAAAAGGTCCGTTTGGCGGTATGGGATCAGGAGGACTAGGCTCATCTGGGGAATTAATTTCAACTTGGATGAGTTTTGTTGAGTACAAATTCTTTTCAAAATCAATAGCTACTATTCTCACCCATAGTTTACCTTTTTGACTAAGAACAATAGTATCCTCAGTTATTTGATTAAAACTAATAGGATTTCGTTCTTTATCTGATACTTCAAAAGTAATATTTGCTGCTTCGGTTGTTGCAGTAACTAGCATTACCGGCAATTTTACAACAGTAGTATCCGAAGCAACAAATATCGCCTCACCTATCTTTTCTGCATCATCTAATCCTGATACTTGAATTGCCGTACGAGTATCTACCGTTAATTGACCCCAGAGAGGCGAGGTCATTAACAAAAAGATAGCTAAGGTTTTTGTAAGCATGATTATTCGTTTAAGAGTTACGATGCTGAAATGGTATAGGTAACAGATAATACGTCATTATCTGCTACAGTTTTATTTCCGCTAGTAAAAGCTTTTAAAGCAATCAGCACTCCCGAAGTTCCATCTTTGGTGTTGTCGGTAGTGACAAATGCACCACCGATAGTAGCATCTACTCCGTCCATTGTAAATGTAGCAGGAGAAGAGTTTGTAACCGCTTTTGCTGCTACAGCACCTTGTCCCCAGCTAACTCTATTTGCTTCATCATAACCTGCTGCTTCTATTCCTTGAGCATTAGTCATAGTCCAGTTTGCAGCAGGGCTAGGAGTACCTGTAGTTAATCCTACGTACAAACTAGCGGAGTCTAAAACCGCAGTACCTAGAAGATAGTTAATCCCTTCATCTACTACTAGGTTTTCTCCTTCGTCAGACCATTTAACGGTTCCGTCAGGAGAAGTACAAACTACTTTTACATAACCTTTAAAGGTAATTTGTTCGCTTTGTTTGCGATTACTTTTAATGCTGCAAGAAGCGGAATCTTTAATATTAAAGTTAGAAGATTGCATAGGTATTTACTAATACGTGAATTGGTAATTAAAGATTACAAGCATTTGCTTTAATTTAAGAAAAAGGCGGCTAATGGGAAAAAGACGTAAACCCATTAACCGCCGACTCACCCGACTAGAGTGATTCTTACGAGAAGATAACAGTTGGGTTGTAAACCGCGTACTGTTGCGTAAGGACTGGGCATTGGTTAGCCAAGAACATCAAATCCCAACGTGGGGGATGAATTTCTCGGGCACGACCCATATCGAAACCAGAAGCGACTTTAGGCGATTCGGTAATCGAGTATTGCATAGGTTCGCTACCGGCAACCAGTTCACACCATTCGCCCGGCTCAGGGGTGATGATGACTTCTCCATTAGGAATCAATGGAGTTTGATTTCCTGCCAAGAATTGAGGATTAGACTGCTCCCCAACCAGATCGGGCATGAAGACTTGGTTGTAAACGTGGAATGTCACTTCTGGCATACCACGGAATACAATGTCAACGCCGGTATCAGGATACTCTTCATCAGGATTACGCTCTCGTCCCGACAAGGAATCAAAGATGCGGAATACTGAACCACCAACAGCTTGAAGCTTGGTGTTGTTGAACAGGTGGCGAATTGTTTCGCCGTTACCCCATACGTGACGCAGAGGGGCACCATGCCTTGCAGCGTGTGCTTTGTTCAACTTCATAAACATTTGAGGGAGGTCTGCCGAAGCACTGTCCCATGAAGTGTCAATGATGTTACCGCCGCCATCAATGTTTAGTTGACTTTTATGATCGGCAGGAACAAGAGTATCAAAGTCAAACGCAGTACCGGCAGTTCCTTTAGGCACTGGGTACATATCGTCGCCACCTTTAGGCAGAAGACCCCAACCACCACGGAACATTGACGTTGCCATGAACTCATGGACGTTAATGAACTTCTGAATCTCATGCTTAATTTGACGAGCAATGTAGGTTTGACCCTGTGCATCAACCTGACCGTATTGCCCACCCAGAGGGCGATTGCGGAATACGTACTCATCTTCGATTACCAGAGCCTCGAAGAAACGAGGAACGGTAATTGGCTTTTGTGCCACAGGCTTGCGAGCTACCCTTGCTGGACCCGTCATTGGGGCACGAACAATAGGCATCGACCGAGTAGGGTTAAAAATGTCATACAAGCCAGTACGGTGCGGTAGCACCTGACCGGGAGTATCATTCAAACCAAGATTGTAAAAACGCTGCATGGATGAACCCGGAGCGCGAAACTCCGAAATAACATCCATGACGAACGGGACTTTTGTTAGTTCGTCATAAGAGTAACCGGGCATGTTTATTCCTCAAAAATTAAATGTTGAAAGTCAAATGTTGTTGAAAAAATCCGCCAATTATCTTGGAAAGAAGATAATGTTAAACTTTTTCCGTAGTTAGCATTGTGACCTGAAATCGTAATTTGTTTCGGTGATTGATCGAGAAGAAAACTCACTTCGGGATCATTAGTAATTAAACTTATCCCATATTCCGAAAGTTGTAAAATTTCAAACCGCAATCCTGCTTTTGGTGGAGGTAAGTACAGTTTAGTATCTGTAGTTACCCCTTGATTGTTAATCAATAGTCCATTTTCTTGGACTAAGATTGTATCTTCGCTGATGACTATAGGCGTCATTACGATGCCAAGTGACTCAATGGATCGTCATCAAACTTGAATCCGTATTTCATTTGAGTACGAATTACTGTTTCTTGGGCATCTCCATCGACTCCTGCCGAAGTGTTGCCCGGACGAATGATACCGTTAACTTTAACGTGACCGCCAAGCAAAACGTATCCTACGTATTTGTCTTGATTCGATCCCATGCGAGTTACTTTCAAAGCAGAAAGCAAAACACCTTGAATTTTATCAGTGGCGTAATCTACAACGCTTCCCCATTCAACAAACTTACCGTTTGCATCTTTGGTAAGAAGTAGACCGGGACGAAGTACATCGGTATAGCCAGTATTTCCTGTATCCCGAGCAGCACCGCTGATGAGAGCATTTGAACCGATAGTTTGAAGATCAAGACGGTTCCAGATAACGGAAGTTAGGTCTTGCTCAATCTGCTCGATTGCAGGAAGTTGAGTTGGGGGAAGAAATGCCCCATCGTAAGACATGATCGACATTGTTGTAACCTTATGGGTTAAATCTTAAAGTGTAAGTAATGTTTGAATTATACGAGTTGTTTCAAAAACTCATTTTTCATTGATTCTGCTTGCTCTGCGGATAGTTCTACAGGAGCAGGATCGCCTTCGTGCATAGAATGACTACTAGGTAGTCCATTAGACAGAAGGGACGGTACAGGCTGTTCTGCTGTTTCTTTACCGGGAAGTGCTTCCAAGCTTTCGACTAGCATATCAATAGCGTTAGGTTGGAATACGGCGTTGTCTCCTAGAGACAGCGTATATTTTTCAACTTCTGGGACCAATTTGGAATCGGCGTAGTCTTTAGTAGTTCGACCCGTTTCGATCAAAGTATTTACCCGCTTAAACAAACTGTTCTTTTTCTCAGTTGTCAATTGACTCGTAAGAGCGAGAGCATATTGATGTTCAGCAGACGGAGTATCATCTACATCGAAGTCTTCTAGTTTAAAAGCTTCGCTGGTTTTAGGATTAATTGCACCTAGAGCTACCAACTCTTCGGCTTGCTTTCGTGACAGAGGCATTAGTGTTCCTTCTGGGAGAGACATAAAAATTGATTGTGTATCTACGATTTCTTGATCGTCGGCTGTTTGATCTACGGATAGTTTATGCTGTTTCAAAGAAACTAGCAAAACTTTGACCAAATCTTGAGATGAAGTGCCTGATGGTAGGTAAATACCAATGTTTTCAAACGCTTTAGCTAAATCGGCAATATTATCCATTTCAGGTGATTGATCCGTGAGTACCGAAGATGCGGACAGTATTAAGGATTGATCGGGGAAGGATAGCAATGCAAAACCTTCTTGATCGGGCACAACTGGGTTAACTACCGCAGCACCATGCAGCATTGACGGTCCCCAATTTCTATTTTTACCATCAGTCCAAGTATCTACAATACATGCGGATACTTCTTTGATTCGATGGGCTAGTTTGCCAGCAGGAGAATTAAAATCTTCTTCTGAACCGGGTGAATCGACAATACCACACAAAGTCGGTACTCCGTCGATCTCTTCTAAAGATACTTTTTCCCAGTATCCGGCATTATCAAAGCTATCTGTTTCAGGAATTTCTTCTACTGGTACAGCTTCTTTAGCATGACGGAAAGGAGCAGGGATTCTTAGTCCTGCGGCAATCATATCATTAGCGTTTTCCGCTACCTTAGTTAGATAATCCTTAGTAAATTCTTTAAGTGTTCTAGAGCCGTTAGGTCTAGTGACTAGGTATTTACCTACCGGAAGAATTGATTTTTTAAATTTAGGCATGTTTAATCCTCATGCGGGGCGTATGAAACGGCAATTTTACCTGTACCATAAACTTTTTTATTCGATGCTTTACGAATAGACCAGTTTAAGCTTTTAGTAGTAGACGTAAAACCTACAGGTAACGTAATAGTAGCGTTGTTTCCAGATTTAGTAATATCGCTGTCTAAAATGACATAACTATCTGTTCCACTTGCTAGTTCAAAAATGATAACTAGCGTTTCGGAAGATATGTCTTGATTAGCAGTAAACGTTACATCAATGCTTTCTTCTTTAATGTAAATAATAGCATTATCTGATGTAAAGATTGGTCCCAAACCGGGAACGGTTATATCAAAAGCAATTGAATCTGTATTAGCAGAAGGAATAGCTACGTAATCAATAGAATCATATCTAAATTGATTACCTCCTTGTTTAAAACGCCAATACGTTCTTTTTCCCGCAATCTTTGCGATATCGGGAATACCTAATTCATAAAGACCGTTACTTCCAGAATCTTCAACAAAACCATTTGATGTCCATGTTCCGAGAGTTCCCGAAACTAAACTCAAATTTGTCCAAGTAGTAGAACCGTGAAGTTTATAGCCAATTGAAAGAGTGCCATCGTTGTACGCTATGCTAGGAATAGGGGCATTTAGATCGTCTAAAAAACGAAGTGTCGCGATTAAAGCACTTTGACTACGATCTACTATCATTATGCGTTACCCGCAGTAAAGGTGAACGAAGTGATGGTGATAGTTTGTCCCGAAGTGATAGATACGTTATCTAGAGTCATATCACCACCAGAACCCGTAACGGTTACTGTGCCTTGAAGATGGCAAGTAGTACCATCGGAAGCGTACAATCGAAAATGACCGGCAGTACCCGTGGCATCAGCAGATGTATCTTCCCATGTACCTAATTTAGCCTTACTACCAGTAGCGGCAGCACTTTGCCAATCAGAAGGACAAGTTACGTCTGCTAGTACTGTTCCTGAATCCGCAGAGGCACAAGAAGCAGGAGCCGAACCCGATCTAATTTTCAATCGAGCAGAAGTACCAATTGTTGTTTCGATAGAATCAAGTACCGCATTACGAACGGCTACAGAAAGTTGCATCGGTTTCTCCGATAAAATGTGAAGGGCAAGAGTCTAATAACGGACTATTATCGTCGTCCGGTATCGGAGGGTAATTGTGTGTTTGTAAAAGGATAACATCATCTAAAATTTCGGTCAAACCCGCTTCAATAGGGGGATGAGCCTCTGAGGACATAGATACTGTAATTACAGTTTCTCCTTGCCCTCTTATCAAACTAGCCCCAGTACTTACGACTGTAAGTACGTCTAATGTGATAGATAAATCGCCACCATCATTGTTTATTACGGTTAATACGTCATCTAAAGTTACAGATACTTCCGCATCTACGACTACCGTACCCTCAGAAAGCATAGATATTATAGGTACAGCAGACATTCCGGCGAATCGTGCAGATTCGCCCTCCGAGATCATTTGTAAAGTGATTTCATGGGTAAAATTACCTGATCCTGAACCTTCTCCTACTGCCGCCATACTTATAGCTACAGTTTCAGATAATTCACCCTCTAATTCTTCAACTACAAACGAATCTAAAAGAAGGTTAGCTAGTGTTTGCGTAAACACCCCTCTATTAGGAGCAATGCCTTCTGCGGAAAGAATTATGTTAGCTAAGGTTTGGTCTACTCCTCCTTTAGGAGCAATAATACTTTCAGAAGTTAAAGTAATGCCTTCTAGGTTCAATAACGCCGATGCTTCTTCTTCTGTTACCGAAAACGAAGATAGTAATATTGAGTCTAAATTAGTAGTAAAGACCGCTTCATTAGCTTTTTCAATAGATGAAGATAAAATTACGTCATCTAAAGTTATACCCAAACTTCCTATTACGGGAATGATTTGTTCTGCGGAAGAACTTAAAACGATATCGTCTAAAGTTACATTTAAATCCGCAATAATAGAACTTAAAACTATTCCCGAAGAACTTAGAATAACATCATCTAAGGTAACACTTAAATCTAAATTAGTAGTCGTTCCGTTTACTGCGGTAGCAGACAACTGTATGTCATCTATAAGTTTACTTAAAGAACCGTTAGTAACACCGGGAGTACCGTTGTATCCGCGAGTACTAGATAGTGCAGTTATTTCCTGCGTAGTAAGAATCCTACTAAAAATTCGTATCGAATCTAAAAAACCATCATAAAGGTTACTGGGGTCTTTACCTAAATATGTAGATACTGTTGGCGTATATGGAACACTTCCTGCTGTTCCCGTAGGAAAGTTAGCTAATTGAGAAACGGCGTTTTTATACAACGCTCCTCCGTTAACAGATGAATAGGTATAAACATAATGATCCCAAGTATTAGCTGTAGCCGATGAAAAGTTAAAATCTAACTCCCAATCTTTTACAGAATATTCCATAACCGATCCGTCTGATCTTACATTAAACGCTCCCGAAGAAGAAGCAAAATCTCCTTGGGCGATAATGGGCCTTGTTCCAGAAATAGAATGAGTACGCATCCAGAACGCGATAGAAAAATTATTTACTCCTGCTAAAAGCGTATCTTCCATTATTTTTACAAAACTTGACGATCCTGATCCGCCAAATTCTAAAGCATAACCGCCTCCCGTTACTGCGGTTATTCCTGCCCCAGATCGAATCCAACCGTGACGATTGTTTGAAGAGAAGTCAGTTAATACTTCATCTCCCCCGATATCCATTCCCGGTTCGTAACGATGAATTTCATTAGTTAGATTATTAAATTGAGTAGTTAAAAGTTCTAATCGAGGTTTATAAACAAGAGGCAAACTATTTAATTTTTCAAACTCTTGATGTACTGTCGAATCAGAGTCAGTAGATTGAGCATTTGGTTCTAATAATAAAACAACCGCAGACCCATCCCAATTTGAACGATTAATTACTTCACGTACAGGAGAAGTAACGTCAATTGTTATAAACTCGAAATCGGAGTATTCATCTTCTCCAGAAGATGCCCAATCCCATACCGTTGATGCTCCAGTACGAGTAGCATTTACATATCCACTATAGCTACTAGGAGCAGTAGGACTATCTTCATCAATAGCAGTAACTTTAATAGCTACACAATTAGATTCCCAATCATTTTTACATTTTAATCTTAAATGTATTGCAGAAAAATAATCTCCTTGTGAAATGTTAGACATGGGAAAACGTATAAACGCTGAATACGTATTTGTGTCATACCCCATACCTCCTTGATCTACATCATGGACAGCTATAATGCTAGTATCTATAGACTCATTCGGACTCATCATATACATAGTTTGATAAGTACGAATTGATCCTGAGTCAGAAGTAGCACTAGGGTAGAAAGTAGATACTGCCACGGTATGTCCTAGAAATTAACTGGTTTGTCGGTCTATATGAGTCTTAGAAACTTTACCGAAGAACGCAGTCTGGGTCAATTTCGCCATAGGACTTCCTGAAAGAAGACCCGGATTCCTAATCATATTTCTAGAATCTACGGAGAATTTAGGCTTAATAGATTCTGCCGTATCTTTATCCAGAGTATCGGCTAGTGGACCGATCTCCGCAGCAGCATCCGATAGCGTATCAACGATATCATCTTGTTCATTAGGTAATCCTGTCCAAGCAAAGACTTCATCTTCACATTCATCTATCCATGCAGCATTATCTGGCAACCATACCTTACCTGCTCGCATCAATAACTGTGCAGCAGTACTATTCTCTAACTTATCAGAACCTTTAAATAGCTTTTTAACCGGAATACCTAACTTCATTACGTATTGACTAACGCCCAATCCGACTCCGTTAGCCTCTATCTTTACGTATTTTGGTTTAAATTTCGCATAAACCCTAGCTATCTCATCGACCACTACGGGTATCTCGTCCCTGAAACGAACCATATCTACCCAGAAAAGGTCATTATCTGCGGTAACACCCCACGTAGAAATCACCGTATGAGAAGGAGGACGCGGATTCGACTGTACTTGCTGATCGACCATTCCCTTCTTACTCGTACCCGCAGGGTCAACAGTCATAAAAAGGTATTTAAACTTTGACAAAGGACTCATTACAGAACCTACAGAGTAGGCATCATCATAAATGTTGTAATACCTAGCCCATTCTCTCTTGAATCTACTATCTGCCCGAGCTTCCCAATTACCGTCCCTGAGTTCACTACGAAGATGCGGATCAAGTTCGTCCAAGAACTCTTTGTATTGCATCTGATCCAGAAACGGGTTGTCGTCAATGTAGCTGGGTACAAACGCTCTGGAAGGATGAGTCCCAATAAATGGAACTCGGACGTTTTTCATAATCGCCTGAATAGCTTCCCTCTTATCAGGGTACAACTCAGGGTCCGGTACGATCTGATAACGCTTCTTTAACCATGCCCCTCCCCTACCTCCGGGGTTTGTTGCAGCACGAAGTCTAGTAGGTGCCATCTTTTTCAGGTCACATTGGGCACAACCCTCTACATAGTTAGCAGACCCGTCACGATTCTTACCGTGAATCTTACATACGTTCTTACGCAGTCGCGTAGTCATAAACTTATAGTCGTTCGGCGTATCCCACTGGGATATCTCATCAAAGCATATTGTCTGAAATTCCGCAGACTGATACCTATCTTTAATGTTAGCATCACCGATATAACAAAACGACAAACTAGCGGGGGCACCCGGAGTCCCATCTGGATTAGTAGTTTTAAAGTAATAAGTATGTTCTCCGGGAATGTACGTCACCGTTCCTGAAGGATTATCCCTACTCTTTACAAACGGCTGTAGCCAATCCCTTGCTCTGGAGAGTAATGCTCCCGGCAGTTTCAAGTCAGTCAAAGATTTCCTGAACACGGCAGACGCATAGCCCGGTACGTCCATGTACTGTAACGCACACATTAACAAGAAATCACTCTTACCTCCGCCCAATGCCCCTCCGAACAACAGTTCGTTGTTATCAGATTGTAAAGCTTTTAACTGCTTCGGAGTAGGATCATGGGGAATGTATTGACTCCATTTGAGTTTCGGCATGTCTTTTATCTTATTTTGTAATTAACGTACATGATAATAATAATCACTGCTGCGGCGATAAGTAAATCAACTATCATTATTCCTATGCTTAATTAGAAGTTTAGATAAGCGTAAAACTTGTTTTTTGGATTGGGCCAATCTTCTGGAAAGAAAGGCTTCATAGTCGGCTTTACCTTTCTCCCGATTACATACCTTACAGGACACCAAGAGATTGCTCAAATCATCCGATCCACCCAAGGCATGAGCAATCTTATGATCCAAGTGGGTTCCCTTCCCGCTCTTGGTGCCCGGTTTAGGTAACGTCTTGTCACAGTAATGACACATTCTTCCGCTGTCTTCCCAGACAGCAATGCGTTCATCCAGAGAATATATCTGTGAAGGGGTCTTTCGTTTCGGCATTAAATTTAACAAAATCCTGTTCGACTAAAGTGTAATTACGCCCTAGTACCTTAGCACATTTTCTAAGGGTCCAGCACTCAATAATAACTTTAGTCATTAGCCAATGTTGGTATTGATCCTTCACACACATTAGATCATTCCTGTTTAAATTCTTCTTTGAGTTTACGCCACTCTCTCACATGGAGTCCCGCAAAAAATAAACTCGCCCTACATGAAGACGCAAAGAACGCTTCCATGTTCGCGGCTTGTTGTACGGGGTTTGTTTTATGGATCGCTTCTACGCCACTTCTAACGACCGCTAGGAATAGATTCCTTTCTTCGTCAGTAAAGTCATCGAATACGGGACCATTGCCCGAGTCGATAGGCATGTTCTGTAATTTGTTAATTCCTTGTCGAACTGATCGGTCTTTCGTCTTTGCCACAGGGGTTTTCCTAAAAAGGGTAATACGTAACTAAGGTTTCAATAAGGTAACAGTAGTCTATATGATACGCAAATGCTAGAGGGAGCAAATGGAACCAGATAAGTCGGTTCAGTGTCACGCAACGGGACTCCGATAGCGGGTTTCAACCCGTAATAAATAAAAAATTTATTTAAAACCGTAATAAATAAAAACTAGCTACGGTTTCACCCCGTGGAAATAAATGTTAACTACGGTTTCAAACCGTTTTAAGTGAGACGGGATCAAAACATTTCTAGCGGTCGCTGACTTGCTACCCCCTTGCAATCGGTCGCAGCACATACCGCGCAAGAAGTAACCGCTCGCAATGCTTGACGG